CCAAGACCAAGTAGATATTCTACACGGTTGTTCTTGATGTGGTTGAGGACGGATGCGGTGGTAACCGCCTCCTTGACAGTTTCAGCAGTTGGATCCATGAAAATCACTGTCCCATTGCTGGGGCTTTAATGCCCTTGTAAGTTCCAGCACGAAGATGCACAACCACGATCGGCGTGGATGCAGCTGGACCTGAGACGAGAACACGAACAAGTCCGCATTCCGCTTCAAACCCACGTGCAAACACATGGGGATTGGAAACACTAGTAGCAGCCATAGACTGAGTAATCGGCGATGGCAAGTTAGTACCGCCACCCACATAGTTTGATTGGGGATATGGTGGTTCGTCATTTTCATCTTCAATGACATCCGCAAGTTCAGGTTCTTGCGATCCACTGTCTGTCAAGAGCGAAAAGAAGCTCGTTGACAAACTAGCACTCACCGCTGGTGAGGTTGGTTGAACCGTTGCTCGAGATTGAGCATACGCTTTCACAAGTCCACGACCGGTACCGGTGTCGTTTCCTAGAAGCAATCCGTTGACCTCGGTTGCTGCAACAGGTTGACCTGTTACTGGATCGACTGTGTGTTCAGGAAGAACAAAGGTCGAGTAATTCCATTCTCCATACTGAAGACCGGTGATGACTTGAGATGGGTTAGCCTCATGCTCAGCGTCAAGATAGATTTTGTAATCGTGCCAAGTACCCGACACGCTTGGATTGTCAGCAAGCACTAGTTGCTGCATCTCATCCCACATTGCTTTTGATTTGACAAAAGAATTCTGTGTGATCCATGTATTGCCTGCTGTCTTAAATTCATATGTAATTTCAGCGCCAGCGTCAGAGAGAACCTCAATAGATTCGATGTAAGCACATCGACCTTGAGGAAACAACTTACGGTTGAGAGCACTCAAATCTTTGAAAATATCGAGTGTATATTGTGCGCCACCGGGAGCTGGCGTCATTCCACCGTAAACGAGACTTCGATTCACGGGTGTTTGCTTTTTCATCATTGATCTCTTGCGAGCCATGAAAATACCCTATCATAAATGGTGTATTAATGTTACTTAGTTTTACACAACTTAAGTCAAGTTCATTGTTAGACCTATTTATGCGATGTATATGCAAAAATGAGGCAACCCCAGTAGATTGGGGTATTGATCCACTAACAAAACAAGAATGGGTTACATTCTATTGTGAAGTTTGTGACCAAGAGTTCACGAGGTGGATCGTACAATGGTAAGCCATACCAAGTGGGAAGGCTATTGTGAAGTCTGCCGAAAAGTCACACTACACTGGACAATCTATGCCACAGGCGTCACAGATGTCTGTAGAATTTGTTCCCACGGCCGCCGCTGGAGACGCAACAGCGGGTGGGAATAATATTGACCCTTTTAACAAGTAAAGAGGTGCCGTGGAGGTTCACATGCAAAGCCTGTCTCCACGTTCCAACTAGAAGTCTAGATGAAGATGGAAATATCATCCAAGAAGACGATTTCCAAAGAACTCACAAACTCTCGAAGAGAACTGGTGAGCGATCCAAACGCAATTTGCGTTGGCCTGTACGTTGTCGCAGCTGCGACACGGAGAATCGACGTTACCATAGAATGGTTAGACGTCTAAAACGCATATACAATATGGCGGAAGGAATTGGGGCATTTGACTACAGATTTAGAATGCCCAAACTAATTACATTCGCTCTACCGTCAGTAGAGACTACTGATCACGATGCAGAAGTTGAAGTTCTGAAGTTACAGAAACTACTTCCTGCAGCTCGTAAAGTTCTAACGAGCTCAGGCGTACTCGGAGGAACCTACGTACTAGAGTGCACAACTCGACTCATATGGAGTGACTTGGCTACTGAAGAACAGAAGTGGAAGCATCATGCGCACGTGCACATGGTTGCTATTGCTCCTGTATTCCAAGGAAAGAAATTCAGGGAATTTTGTGAGATTCTTCTCCCTATGGGATTAGGAAGAATAAATTTCAAAGCGCCACGTGGAAAGTGGAAGAAGTTTCCAGGAGGACGCTATTATCTTACTGCTGAGAAGCAGGTTGCAAAGTACATTGGAAAGTACCTTGTAAAGGACAAACGATCAAGTAGAACGTTTGGAATTATGCGTGGCAGTCCGGTAGCCACCGGTAAAGAAGATTGAAGTGTTGTTATTCAACCCATTCATAGCCACAAGTTTCGCAGATGGCATGGAGAAGATTTTGAGATTTGATGAATGCGATCGCTATGTGTGTCGAGTCACACTTGTCGCATTGTGAGATCTCTTTGAACTCTGGTTCCATGCGTATCACTTGTATCTGCGCTTGAGGGATTTGTAGGCTTTCTCCGCAACATAGCGTGAAGCACCACGCTTGCCTGCTCGGTAACCGGTTTTGACAACCTCAAAAGTAACTCGTCGTCCACCTACGTAGACGTAACGTCCAAGACGTCCAGCACGAGTCCGGAAGGTTCGACCGTACTTCTTACGAGCCATCAGAAGCACACTCCAGACATTTGTGTCAGGAGACGGTCACTAACACCTAGAAGGTGAAGTAATCCAAGACCAAGTAGATATTCTACACGGTTGTTCTTGATGTGGTTGAGGACGGATGCGGTGGTAACCGCCTCCTTGACAGTTTCAGCAGTTGGATCCATGAAAATCACTGTCCCATTGCTGG